TGTCAAGGGCTTATAATGCTCCTTGAGCGCCTGGGTGACGTTGTCGAGATTTAATGAAGTTGGCATAACTCACTCCTTATCGGAGCAAGTTCAACTTACTCCGAGCGAAACAGACTAGACCCGTACTTTCCAACCAGCGCATCGATAGACTGCTGCTTGCTAAGCTTCTTGGGCTTATCCCCTGGCGCACGTCGCACCTGGGTATTTGTTAAAGTTTTGGGTGGCGTTTTCTCAGAAGCCTTGGCTTCCTCGTCTGCTTGCCCCGCCTCGGGCTCTGTTTTCGCTGGAGCGAACCGCTCTTTGAGCCGTTGCTCTAGTTTGGGGACCTTGAGATACTTTTCTGCTTCAGCCTCATAATAGTCCTCAACCATTTTGCTCGCGTCGTCGTAGCTCATTACCTCTTGCGTGCTGTTGTAGTGCTCTTGCATAACTTCAGCGACAACATGATAGGCATTGTTGGCCTTAACGAAGTCGAACTCATTTGTATTGTCCACGAAAGTTTTGATCTCGTCAACAAAGGTCGCATAGGTGTCCTGATACTTCTTCGCTTCTTGTTGTTTTGTGAGCTCAGCTCGCTCTGCCTTCATGGCATCAATCTCATCACGAAGACGCTTCATCTCCCCTGACATCTTCTGCTCAGGGGTGATCTCACCATCTTGTAAGACTTGTCGGCTAAGGGCTTCATAGTCTAGCCCTAACTTTTGCATGACCTCGTAAGGATTCTCACGTGCAAGTTTCTGTAGGTCATCGTAGGTAGAGACCGTATTTTTGCGTGCATCAAGGTCTTGTTGCAGTCGCTTCATTTCGTCGCGCTCTTGTCGCAACTTCTTTTGTTCGCGAGCTAATTGAGCAAATCTTCGAGAGAACGGGTCGGGCGCTGGCTCGGCGGGAGTTCCTGCATCGCTGCTCTCCACTCCATCGTTATTATCATCCGCTCCAGTTGTTTCATGTGAAACGTCATCTCCTCCAGAGGCTCCTCCATCAGCTCCTCCAGAAGCGTCTCCCATATCAGGTACTGGTTGAACTTCTGCTTCTGCAACTTGTCCCTCTTCAGACATGCTCTCTCCTTTAAACTGGCACACCTTCTAGCGCGGCACCAGTTGCTTGTGGGTCTGGCAATTCTGCTTCTGCCAGTTCATTTATAGTTTCCCTCGGCGGTGTTGCCGTGGGCGTTAGTTCGGTGGGTAGCGGACCGCCAGCGGCTTGGGGTTGTCCACCCGGCATGGCAGCAACAGGTGGAGCTGGCGGCTGAAGTAACTTAAAGCACTCCTGCATATATCGTCGCATCAAATCCAAACGGTCTTCAGGGGCACCGTTGATTTTTGCTTCAATATAAGCCCGCTGAAAATACTGTAGATGAAGTTGGAGATTTGAAAAAGGCTCTGGTGGAAAGTACCGCCCCTTCTCAAGAATCTCCTCGACCAACATCTCTGCCTCTTCCATTGGTGCAGTTGCCAACTTGTTAAATTGCTCAATGTCTGGAAAGTCGAGAAGACTGCGAGTCTCTGCTTTATCAATCAAGCCTGCTTGAGACATTTCGATAACCGTCTGCAAGCGTGCGGCTGGTGTAGTCGGAAGCAAGCTCGCTGGATACACCTTCATTCGATACTGGTCTTCTCTAAGATTTATATCAGACCATTTGATCTGCTCTATATCCTTGTCTCCGTATGAAATAACTTCGTAAGTCTTACCTTCTTCTGAAACATCTTTGGCTAGATCAATCATTTGACGCGCTGCTTCCAAGAACGCTGATTCATAACCCTGCCCGACAATCACAAATCGCTCGGTCTCAATATCACTGTACTCCCGAAGCGCCACACCGGACTCCAAACCAGCAGGTTTTAGGCTTGTTGCAGACAACTGGCTAATGCCAGAAATCTCATAGGCGCGGTTGTAGAGTCGGTCGAGATGCGAAAAGATTTCACCAGAGACAGTCTGAGGCACGAAGAAGCGCGGCGGCTGTCCTTCGTATTCAATAATGCCCCAAATCTGATTGTTGATTTGTTCTTTTGCAACCTGAGACCCGCGCTCCAAGAATACCTTTGGTGTTGCCAGGTTCATTTGCTCTTGGATGTTGAGAAGTAGCTGGTTAATCTCCGCTTGAATGCCCCGAAGCTGCTCCGCAAGACCCTGCCCGTAATAACCGAGCATACGGCGCGACCAACGAAGCACAACAAACGGAAAATAGCTTTTGCTATACTTCTCATCGATAAGAGTTGCTCCGTCAATACATATAACATGACGCCCATCATCGACTCCCTCAGCAGACGGAATGTGCCACGCCTCGATAACCTCAATCATGTCCCCAGTATTGTAACTTCGGTCTTCTGGATCACAGGGTGGTGCCGCTGCAATCTCCTCACGGTGAGTGGGATAAAGACCTGCCACAACCTCACGAGGCATTACCTTGCGTTGAAACATTTGTCGCGGCTCACCATAGCGAGCTTCGTATTCGTCAACAATAAGTTCACTTGGGAAAATTCTCTCAACCTTTACCTCGTCGTCCTCTTGAAAAATTTTGAGAACACCCGTGCCAAAGACACAACTATCAAGAAACACTCGTTGCATCACATTGTACAAGTCAACCTGATAAAACATGCCGTCGACAAACTTTGTCAGAAGCTTCGCTTTCTTCTGTAAAGAGTAATCACCCCCACTAGTGAGAAAGATTGGCCTCGGTCTCGTTTTGGCAATCTTAGCTGTCACTGTGTTGCAGCAAGACGCGATGACGTTGAAAGTCACGCGGTCATCGTCAAACAGTGTCCCAACTTTGTAACCCACTGGGTTCAGCGCATTGTTGTAGTAGTTTTCAAAAAGAGACAAATGCAACACATCATGATCTGCTCTAGTCTCGATTCTCTCTTTGAGATTCTCCAAAAGTGAATAGATGAGCTCTTGTGGTTCATCCTCATCAGAGTTCCACCAAAATCTTTGATCCATGTATGCGCTTGCGCCAATCATTGTAGCCTCTCAATTGAAGTTCCCGCAGCCCACCATCTATCAGATTCTTTGCGGTCTAAGTTTTTTGCAGTGCTCGCCCAATGCTTCTCCTCAATCATCTCCCAGTATTCTGGGGTGCCGTATTTCGGAGCCTCTACTGGGGCCTCGTATCTATAGTGTCGACATTCACGCCATGCGTAAAGCGCAGCATCAGCGAGGTGGTTCTCGAAGCGTCCGTCTTCCTTGCGGTGGTCCTCATCCCATTGAAGATTCTGCCACTCGTCTAAAATGTCAGACCCTTGTGTTACCTTGAGGATGCCATCCGCAAGGTCTGAGTTCATCATGTCGATGTAGCTCATCTTCTTTGATTTTTCAGCCGGGTAAATCGGAAGCCCATAGCGAATCTTAAACTCTTCAACAATAGACTTACCCAGTCCACCGGTGTCGGCGACGATTCTTGTGAAGTCGTACTCAGCGGCAAGATCTCCAATTCTCTCTGCAATCTCGGTGGGCAACAATTTTGACTGCTTGTGGCAGTCGACGATGAAGACATGCGGTAGGTCTCGACAATAAGCCATGACGACGAATGCGGTTGCATCGTGGTATCCAAGGTCGACTCCGAGAATGTATTCGAAGTCGTAGTCGTCTGGCAGTCCGTCGACGATGTTGTGGCTATGGTATCGGTAGACAAGAGAATCGTCTGAGCGAACCCATCGACCACACCACTCTCGCAGGTATACCGGATTGTCATCTCCCCATCCTTTGCTCTCTCGCTTACGGTCGAGATACTCTCCTGCATGTGGGATGTATGAGTTCTCAAGGATGGTCCAGTGATGCTGCGAAAAACCCGGCCTAAGTCCTGTCGATGCCTCATAAAAAAATCCTGAACAGCTTGCGGTAGGAGTCCCAATCATTGCCAAGGTGCCGTCGCAATCAATTAGCGCAGGCTCAAGAACCTCTTCTACCAGTGCATCAATGTGCCGACCAAACGAACCCGCCTCATCAAGAATGACCAACTGATACTTTAGACCACGCAATTTATCGATATCTGCCTCATCATTAGCGCCGGTAAGCATGATTTGGCTGTGATTTGGGAAGGTTGCGGTCAATTCTGAGTTATTGAAGTGGATATTTAGGTAATATTTACGGTTTGCACGCTGCAATTCTGACCACATCAGCTTTTTGGCGCTGGCCCTAGTTAGTGCGATGTATGCACTGGTCGATTCTGCATACTTCATCGCCGTTTCGATAAGATAATAGCAAGATGCATAGGTCTTACCGGCTCGACGACTGCAAAGAGCTGTTTTTAGACGGTTTTCGTCTGCAATATACTTCATTTGCTGCGGCAAAAGGTGTTTGTGCCAAGCAAATGAGCGATTTTCGGCGTCTGGGTTGTCATCTCGTAAGTCCGACAGATCCCCGTGCCGTTTTAGGTACTCTTTTAGTACCTGACGCGCATCATACTGCTTGTTTTGCTGACTCATCGGCTACCGCCTTGATTTTGGGCTTTCGACCCCGTTTTGGGGTCTCTTTTGGTGCCATATCTTCTACATTAAGTGGTGACATCCACGAAATGGCCTGGATGGGCACAAATCGTGGCCAATTGCCTTTCATTTGCACCGAAATCCAATCACCCATGAGCACTAGCTCAAATTCAGGTCTACTCCACACATCGATAAAGTTCAGGTTGAACACCGGGCGGGCGTTGTCGTTTAGCATAATCGATTTAAGCTTGATCTGATTCACTGAAAGCTCCTCCATACAATTTATCTATCTGACTCAAACCACCTTTGTGGCAGAGGTGCGGTACGTACATAATGTTGTGGTCGCGCAGGTCTTTACGAAGCGGGAAGTCGTGACTGGCCATTGTCGGCTCGCCTTTGACGTACTCAAACATCTCAAGCATCGCAGTCATTACACCGAACATTCGATACTCGCGTTTGACGTAGCCCCAATGAGTAATAAAAAATTTTTCTGACCTTTGAGCACAGACCCAACCACAGATTTCGTCATCTAGGTCCGGCAGGTCTACCACGGCCACGACTGTATGGGCTTCACTCAAGAGCCTGCCCACAACCTGGCGGTGAATCTTGTCCACCACCGTTCTCGGTATATGCTTGTTCTGGCCCGCATATGATTTGAGCCAGTTGGAGTAAATCATTGGCGCATCGGACGCATCGGCCATGCGGAGCCGGATCGGGATACGTCTTTCTTGCGCGAGGGCCATTTTAACCCACCATCAAGAGTTCGAAGTCACAAGCACCACCGTCTTCTTCTCTAATGTCAAACGGGGAGACTTCACCGGATGTGGGTGCCGTAACCATATCATTGAGAATTAATTGACCGCCTACGCCAACAACGGAGGTAGTGCGAACGTAGGCGTTTATGGTTGCCGTACCATTTCCTGGGAATTCGATACTTCCTCCATCGCGAACAACACCAATAACTGTGTCACTTGAAGGATCCTGAATACTGATGGCCCGATAAAAGCGAGTTGTTGCGCCTGTTTTTGCCAGGTTTATGTAAAGCATTTTTTCCGCTGCAAACTGACCAAGCACTGGATCAACAGCACCAAGAAAAGCACCACTATCGCCCGTGAGTGTGATGTCTCCATGTGACATAGTGCCGCCCGCAATTGTAAACGTAGACCCGCTACTAAAAGCCACAGTCCCGGTAAAGGTGTGAACCCTTTGATAATAATTTACAAGTAAAGCTGCGGCTGCCGATAGATTGGTAATCACCACTCTTTTGGGAGCATCAATTCCTATTCCAGAGACAATGGTGGTAGATGTGGAATTTACAATCGGGCGAAACGTTCCACCGCTGCCTAGGCTGATTCGACTGCTAAAAAATTCTGTTCCGGTCGTCGTAGATGGGTCTGCCTTTGTCACAACCTGAGGCTGAGAATAATCAGAGTTCTGGCTCACCAAACCTGTGATGGTGTTTTTGTAATAATAGGTCGTCATTTCTTTTGCCCCTTGGACTCCAACTGATTGAATGCTTCACTGGCTAGGCGCTGGAGGTCCTCGTCGCTCATGCTACTCAACTGATCATTCTGTCGCAAGCCCCGCTCAAGGTCTCCGAGCTGACAAAGACTACGTGTCACCACACCAAGAAGCTTTACCTCTTCAGCACTTAGCGTCTCGTGGTAATTCCGAACGCTGGCATCGGCAAGCTTTCGGCTCTCGCTCTCCAGCACCGCATAAATATTCTGCTGAATATCTGCCAGCCTCGGGAGATACCGCGCCTCAACTGGCTGAGCGTTCATTCGAACTGTGTTCTGCGCCTCGTACGCTAACGCTTGATCTGTGTCTTCAGACAAACTCGACTTGTCTTGTTTGCTTAGAGCTCCAAACGCGTTCGGCTCAAACCGTACGTTCAACTTCTTCATATCCATCATCTTGTCTGCCATGGGGGAAAGGATAACGAAAAATAAAGTGACTGAAAAGTTGCGAATTCTGCGAAGTGAAAAACCTGCGACAAATGCGACACCGCGCACGAAAAATGTGCGCCCTATGCGACTGCGACATTTGCGACATCTGCGACCTCATAAACTCCGCGAATCACCATGTTAGCGAATAATTTATTTGGGTAGTTTATTCCCAAGGCAAAACAAGGGGTTACAGAGAAACTCCCCGAAATGCGGAATTACTAGCGGAGTTTATTGCCCTAATATATCCCAGCAGCAGTCGGATGGGTGATTCCATGGGGAGATTTAACCTGTTGAAAACAAACAGGAATTCCAGAAACGTGTCAGGACCCCCGAAAACAGGGGGAGATTAAAATGACGCACTGTGTCATGTGAAAAGGGGAATAGTGCGTGTGGTGGGCTACATAAACACAAACATAAACATAAGAGAGGGGCACCCCTACCCGTCAGTAGATTAACTGCGTCATCCGTTCAACCCTTTGAAATCGTTGAGCTTTTCGGATTTAGTAACCAAGTAGTCACGGTTTAGGCGCCGAAATAATGACCAATCAGTCACGGTTTTGTAATGCCACGAAATCATTGAGGAAGTTCAAATGGTTACCAACTGGTCATAGTTGGTGCCTAATGGGGCTCGAAGGGTGACAAGTGGGGCGGACCTGGGGCAATCAGGGTGAGATATAATCCCCATGCCCGCCCCTGATTTGAATTCGATTTTAGGGTGAAGGATGCACGCCAGGTCTTCAACCCATGGCTAGGATGGAGACCAGGATCAAGACGCAGGACGACGCCTAAACAATCTCTATGCGTTACTATCACTAGCACCTAGCCTCACCCCTTTATCGGCTCTCCATGGCTCTCCTATGGCTCTTTAGAGCCTAGTTAATTATTAGAGAGTTTATAGAGATATTACATCCTAGGTCCTACAAAATGAGAAAAGCCCCGATGGTACGGGGCTCTAAAGGTAGGATGAACTTTGGATGAACTTTGGATGAACTACCTATTGGCTTCTATTATCCTATGACTCAACGCGCCTTTACGGGTGCCATGGGCGTCAAAACCAATCGCATAACCGCGATCGCGTCGACTGCATAACGGGTTACCATTACCGCAACTTGAGCAAGTTGTGTGGTCCTGTTGAAGTGCTAAGCACTTCACAACCCTAGTTCCGCCAGGGGTTCTATAGGTATTGGGTGAGTCAATTGGTTGCGTCACCACACAATCAAAACCCAGAGCAATAGCCTGGTCCAGTTCTCGGTTGGACTCGCACGAGATATTGACCGTGACGCTAGGAGCCGACTTCAGAG